TGAAGACAAAGATGGACGTAAAGTAATTACCCGATGGTTTCAAACTCGGATCGGTCAGGGATACACGGCTAAAGATAGAAGCGGAAAGTTAGATGAGTTTGTAGCACCTAACTTAACCAATATAATTAAACAACTAGGATTTGCATCTGGAGGTGCTAAATGAGTGATTTTGAAGGAATTAATTTTGATATGGATGTAGAGGAACTTGATAGCAACAAGACAACAATACCCGAAGGAGATTATCCTGTTGTCATTACTATATGCGAAAAAAAGCTATCTAAGAATAATAATCAAATGATTTATTTAGAGGTAGAAGTTACAGGTGATAATTACGCGGGTTGGATAGTCCGAGAATATTTTATGCTTTGGTCTGACAATCCAAAAATAGCTATTTCAAACTTTACTAGACTTTCAAAAGCGTGTGGTTTAGAAGATATGCCAAATTCTGCATATGATCTACACGGCAAAGCTTTTACTGCTACTTTAAAAATAGATGAAGCAGAAAAAGATTCTGGATATAGCGATCAAATGAGAATATATAGCTATACACCTTTAGTAACTGCACCAAGACCCGCAGGTTTACCACCGAGTATGAGTGATGAATCTCCCGAAGAAAGTGATGTTGAGGAGCCAACTACTACACCAAAACCTCCAACACTTTCTTAGACCACACGGCTTGCTAGGGGTCGGTAGAGTTTTTACTCCATTTAAACTCAACCTAGCATTTTTTTTGGGGCGTAAATATGAAACCACAATCAGCTAAAGCCAAAGGCCGTAAACTCCAACAATGGATGAGAGATAAACTCATTGAACTATTGGATATACATCCAGAGAATGTTAAATCAACATCAATGGGTGCTGGTGGTGAAGATGTGATTATGTCTAAAGAAGCAAGAGATGCCTTTCCCTATTCTATTGAGTGTAAGTGCCAGGAGTCTTTAAACATCTGGAAAGCATACGATCAGGCATCTGCTAACTGCGGCAAGCATGAGCCATTAGTTATTATCAAAAGGAATAGGTCTAAAACTTTAGCTGTCGTAGAGGCCGAGTATTTTATTAAGCTGCATAAAGATTAAAAAAAAAGGACCCGAAGGTCCTCTTAGTTTTACTGCTTTAATTTAGTTTCTCTTTTACTTTGTTAATATATTTTTGAATGTATTTAGGTAGGTCAATGGTTTCATCAAGCTCGCCTGACTTATTAGCAAAATTTATCTGATAATATTTTCTGAATACCTCACCTTCATAATTACTACCTTGTCTTTTCAAAATCTCAACATGATTACTGCAACCGCTTTTTAAATCATGTATTACTGACTCAGTATCTTTGATATCCCAATGAGTGATACATTCAAATCCATCCTCATCATCAATATTCATTTGCCACTCATATAATGTTTCTAAACCTTTATTGGTCATTTCTCTCTCCCATGCTTTCGCACATTAGTTAAAAGGATTTCCGAATTGTTAAAGAACAGTTAACCAAATGTTTATATACTTTGGTTACATATAGTATAACACAAGACAAGGAAAGTTATAAGACCCTTATGTTTAAAGGGTTTCAAGGGATTGAGTTTTTAATTATTTGATGTTTTTGTATAAAAAACGAACGTAAGTTATTGATTTAAAAACATTTGCGCAAATTAAATGCTGTTTATTTGGATCAATTTATCTAAATACCATCTGGCTTTTTTTAGGTCTTCTACGCCATTCTTATTTTCATAACGCCATAAGTATTTGATGCAGCAGGCTTTTAGGTGGCCTCTGAATTGTTCTGCACTCATACTGGCTTTAATGGCATCAATACATTCGATTGAATCAGAAATGTAATGATCTGGATTTATATTATCCTTGCTCATCAAAATCCAAAGTCACAATATTAGGACTGTTATAGATGGTAGGTTTACCACCTTTCAAAATTTTGTTTATACCTTCTAAGTATTCACTCATATCTAACCAGGCTAAATCCATTTGCTTGTCTGTTATTTTGAATATCTTGGAAGCATAGGGTGGCTTCTTTTCTTGTGCCACAAAAACAAACTCTTTTACTCGATAACCCGCAGCTTGTAAACCGCGTCTATACCAAGACGCTTGCTGAAGATAACCGTACTTCAAAACTGATTCTTTGAATAATTCAGGAGAGCAACTAAACGTGGTTTTGTAATCAACCGCTACAATCTCAAACTCTTGGTGCGGTCCTGGTGGAGAACAGATAACGTCAGGTCTGCACTTGCAAAGTACATCACCCTCGTACCAAAAGAAACTGGCTTCAGCGATCTTGCCATCACCATTCAAATACATATTGCCTTCGTCAATCATATAGTTAGACATACCCATAATATCTTCATAATCACGTTCTTTTATAGGAATCATCCCTCTGTCAATAAACTCTTGCTTGAGTTCTTTATTGGCTTTGGTGTAGCCACTTCCAACCACTACTCCAATTTGTTTATTAAACTCCTCTTCGCCTTCGACTAGCATGGCATGTGCTGCTGTACCAAAGTGCATGGCAGAAGTGGTGACTTGCTCCACTTCTATGGCATGTAACTGGCTCTCGCCAAATTTACGCACATAAGAAGAGGATACACCTACCTCAGAGTGATAAACCTCATTAGGAATATCTTTATAAACAAGGGCATCGCCTCTTTCAACGCTTTCATACGCTTCTAGTTCTGGTATCTTTTTCATTGTATTCTCCAAACCCGATAAGCTGGTTTCCCATCTTCGTTTTCTATTGTTCTAATAGCGGCTTTCCAACCCCGATATGTAATTTTGGAATAACAGCTTAATGCTTTTGAATGATCATCAAATTCCAAAGAGTCACCAATTTCCATTGCATCAACAATGCAACATTTACCTCCCATTCTTGCTTCTGGCAGGGGTATATTTTTTTCTATTTTCATTGCATTCTCCTTCAAAATGTTCAAAATGGAATTTCATCATCGAATTGAAATAATTCTTTTTCTGGCTCTTTTTCTTTTGATTTCTTTTCTAAATCTTTTCGCATACCAAAGTAATCATCTTGATCTTCTTGGAGATTCAAGTGGAAACTTAGATTATCTGCCTCATCGTATTCAAGCAACAAAGTTTCAATGATATTTTTATTTAATAAAGGCTCTGGCCAATAATTAAACTTAGCAAAAACAGTTTGCATGTTTTCAGCCATAGATTTACGACTGTCGTATTTAGGCTTACCGATAGAAATCCAGTAATCAGTAATTGGTTTTAATTGTTCTTTATCACCTCGAAAAGACAATTCAAATTCGGTTTTGTCGTATGGTAAATAAAAAAACCCTTCTTGTTTTAAACGCTGGAAGGGATAGCAGCGGATTGGATCACCGATCCCCATCTAACGCAGCCTGGTACGCTGTTTCAAACAGAGCGGGGTGATGATTATAAATGTATGACATAAATTTTGCCATACGAGTCACTGCATCTAAATCTTGTATGAAACTTTCATGGTGGTTTAGACTAAACGGTTCAAAAGCCACAGGCTTTTCTTTAGCTGTCACCTTAATCTTGTAGGATTCTGCGTTTTGTTTAGCAAATTTCTTTATTTCATCTTGCATTTCTTTCTCCAAAAAATTAAATGAATAGTTATCTTAACACGATTTGTTTGGTGTTTGCAAATGGTATAAATTTAGTTTACACTAATTGTATCTTAATAAAAATGGAGAAAGAAGATGGATAAAACAAAATATATAATAACGGTTGAATATGGTGATCCAAATACTAATGTGCCATTGAGAACTTCAATAGGTATCTTTGAAGATAAAAAAGAAGCAGAAAAATTTAGAGAAGAAACTTATAAAGGAAGTAATTTTATCTGCACTATATACCCTCTTAATGTATTAGGAGAATGAATGATGAGATATATTCATATTAATCCCATCTCTATAGATGACGAAGAGTACAAAGATTTTAGGCGTATTGGCTTTCGTGATTGGATTTTTGAGCAAGCAGAGCTACGAAACTTGAGTTTCAATCATGTATCAGGCAGTAAGCCTGTCACTAAACATACCAGAGCTAAGAGAGCTGGCACGCTGTTACTTTGTCCAAAATGTAAAGAAACATTTAAAATATATCATTTCAGTTGGACTGGTCTTAATTGTCTAAATTGTAGAGCTTTTGTTAATAAATACGACTGGAGATTGGCTGATGAATGATAAAGATAAAATATCATATAAAACTTGGTGTTA